CATCCACAAGTGTTTTATAGCAAGAGTGAATCTTATTGTAACGAAGGGCATACTCATCTGACAAGTTAAGACCCCACTTGATTAACCAATAGGCATTATGGATCGTTTCCATTGCCCATTTGGTGCAGGGATGATTGCGGAATGCTCCCTTCTCTGTTTTGTATGGCGTTCCATCAGACTTTGGAAGAGTTCCGTATCCATGACCCCATTTGTCAGATGCCACGATAGAGAGCATCTGACAGCACTCTAATGGCATTTTGACAATATGTTTGTCGGGAAGACAGACAGCACTTTCAGCAGGCCAAGGAGAGGTTACAAAAATGTTCATCCGAATGTTGAATCAGGTTCCAGAGCAATATAATACTTCAGATCATAGTCCTTACTGTCAAACCGTGACAAAAGTTTACTTGAGATGCTGACCTGATAGTTTCCAGGAATGATCTTAATATTCTCTACTTTAAAGTTAAAGCAAAAGTTAAGTTCAGTCTCACCAACAATAACTTGGAAGTCATTAGAGGTATCATTCTTTTTATCACGAACCACGATCTTGACAACACCTGCTTCACCAATAACAGACAAGTCGGAAAGTTGGAAGATATTTGCAGCTTTAATAAGACGAGTCAATTGATCAGAAGTAATGCTAAAAGACACATCTTCAGAAGGAAGAATAAGTTCCTTTTCTGGAGGAGTAACGATCACATTTGGATCAGCAAAGAAGTAATTGGATCGGGTTTTACCTTCACGAATCACAACATAACTATCGTTAGCAAAATCAAGAGCAGGATCTTTATGAAGATCTAATCCATTCAAGAATTGATTGAGATCATAAATTCCAAAGTCTTTAGGAATCTCTTCAGTAATATCCGCTTCAGCAAGAATGTTCTTCATAACACTAATGGTACGAAGTTTGCTACCTTTTTTAAAAAGGATAGATTGATTAATGTTAGAGAAGTTCTTAAGAAGATTGAGAGTTTTATCAGAAAGTTTCATAGGTTCCCTTATTTTCATTATGAAGACCAGCAAAGTGATAAAGAAGAACGCAATAGTGAATTGCCTTTAAAATATCTTGCTTTGACTTACCATTTTTCTTACCAAAACGAGAGAGATACTTGATGGCATTTGAGCGAGTGAATGCTTCTGCGTCTCCAATGCTCTGAATCAAATCAAGAGTTTGAGTTTTAGAAGTTTCGGAGGTGTAGTGAGAATGATAGGTGCTGGAAAGATACTGCTCTACTTCTTTCAGAGTCTTATCTTCTTCATACTTCCAGAATCCGTTCGTGTTGTCCATTGTCAATTTAAATTCAACTTTGTCATCATAAGAACCACCTTGGACTCTACTACCAACATAAGAAGTAGAGAAGTTGATTGTATCAGAAGAACCTGGAGATACAAATGGATTACCAACCAAACTAATTCCATCTTCTTCCCAAAAGTCTTGATTTAATGAAGTCAAAGAGGACAAATCAAGAAGTCCTTCATCATAAGTTTTAGACATTTTTTAATTCACACTAAAGTACAAAAGGGAGGCATATTGACCTCCCCCAATTATATCAGAAAGGACTGGGTTCGTCAATATTTGGAAGAACCTCATTTGAAATCTCAGTAGGCATCTGGAAATCAGCATCCACCTTGTCGTACAGTTCCAGGAAGGACTGTTTGGTTTCATCATCAAAACGGTTCACACACACTTGGATTGCCTTTGCCTTGTCTTGGAAGATGCTGTAGGCACGGATGATGTGAACCAGGCGGCGGGTGCTGATGATCTCATCGATACCACCATCGTAGAAGGTCTTGCGGATAATATCCGCCCAGTCCACCAGACGCTTGCAGAAATCGCGGTCTTCCACACCCAAATCCAGGGCAATACCTTCCAGGATTTTCTGCTCAGTAGCAGGAGCAGGGTAAGACTGCTCAAAGGTCACAGGGAAGCGTTCAAGGAATGCTTCGTTGAGCACATTGGTGCCGATGAAGCGACCATCATCAGAACCCTTACCTTTGGTGTTAGCAGTGGCAAACACATTAAATCCAGCAACAGGTTTGACATAACGACCAATCTTTTTCAGGAATACACCTTTACCTTCTAGCACGGATTGTAAACAAAGGATTTTGTTGGAGGCGAGGTCAACCTCGTCAAGTAGCAAGATCGCTCCTCGTTCAAGGGCTTCAATAACTGGACCATTGTGCCAAACAGTGGCACCATCAACAAGGCGGAAACCGCCAATAAGGTCATCTTCATCAGTTTCAATAGTAATGTTTACACGAATAAGTTCACGCTTGAGTTGAGCACACGCTTGCTCCACACTAAACGTTTTACCATTACCCGAAAGACCCGTGATGAACGTAGGATAAAAAAGATTGGATTGAATAATACGCTTAACATCTTTAAAATTACCAAACTGGACGAAGGTATCATCTTTGTCAGGAATAAGATTTTGTTCGATGGCAGGAAAAGCAGCGGGTGATTGAAAGGTGCGCTCAATCTCTTCAACTCGCTCCTGAGTCACTTCAAAATTCCAGCGACCACGAGCAGACTTGTATTGTTCAAGGCGACGAGTTACGGTCTGATAATTCAAACCGCGAGAAGCACAAAAACCCCTAAGATCACCAGAAGTAATTTCAGAACCATAAAGTTCTTGAATGGAAGCAATCAGTTGTTCGTCTTTCAAAGCAAGTTTGCGAGGCATAATTTAGTTAGGTGGTTTGTTTCAACAAAGTAATTATACAAGGACTTTGAACAGGAGAGAGTTGTCAGTAGACGGTTCTAGGATTGTCCAAGTCCTTCAAAAGTTTGTTTGGAAATTATTTTAGGAGTATATCCTGGATAATATTTTTTTGCCCAGGCACGAACTCCCATAGCAGTGATTGCACTATCACATACAACCAATACTTCTTTGGTTTCTTCTTTAACTACATGTTTTAAATTCATTTGGCTACCAGGTCAATAAACTCATTAAGAATCTTTTTATTCATTTTTTTAGTCTTCAAACTTTTAACAAAAGCACTTTTAATCTGAGATTTGGTCGCATCTCCTTCAATAGAAAATTCAGATTCTTGTGCAAGAACTGTAGCAGAGAGACCAAAGTATGAATGGTATCCAGACTTTTTAATTGTGAATGCTTTTTCTTTTTTCCAAACGCTCATCATTTTATCCAACTCATCGCCATACCAACCATAGTAACGACGGATGAAATTTCCAGCATCCCTTGGTTCAAGAATACGAATACCAATAAAATTAATATTAGAAAACTTATCTCTAAGATTTTGAAGCAGGACTTCGGTAATCATATGATAGTTACCATCAAAAGCATAGGTATGACCCGTTTTACGATCTCGCAGATAAGCATTAGGACCAATACTAGCAGTGCCCAAATATGGGGTGTCTTCCCAATGGCGTTTTACTTCACGATGATACACAATATTACAAGCCTCCCCATCGGTGAGAATTACACATTGAACTTTTTGAAGTTTATTTTCTTTTTGGAATTTGGGAAGAATTTGATGCAGAGCAATCAAAGACTCATTCAATGGAGTTCCAGAGAGACTGAGGCCAGGAGGAACACTATATTTACAATAAAAATGACGATCAAAACAATGTGCAATTCGGAAGATATTTTTCATTTGTTCTTCCAAAACCTTTGTATTTGTTTTACTAGTCAGAATATTCATCAAAGAGAACCACTCCCCCACTTGAATGAGACCATCACGTTTTTTATAAGACGGCATACGAAGATTTGCTTTCCCGTCTGGTTCATATTTGACCAAAGGATAATCACTAGTGAATGCATAAACCTCAAAAGGAATTGCAACCTTTTTACAGAACCAAATCAAGTTAAACAACTGTTTAATAGTATCTACTATTACATCAGACATTGAACCAGACCAATCCAGAATAAAAACCAATCCATGATTTTTACCCTCAGCAAAAGTAGTTACTTTTTTAAAAAGATCTTCATTATACTTGTAGGTATGAAGTTTAGAGCAGTCTAAAACACCAGTGCGAGCGACTGAAGACCTAGAATAAGAATCCGCTGCTTTACGACATTCAAATTCTTTGACAAGATAAGTAACTTCTTTTTGAGCAGACTTTTTAAATTCTTGATATCGTTTATCAACTTCACCAAAAACAAGATTCTCACGAAGATTAATATCCTCAATTAATTCTTTCCAAGCATCATTACATTTTGAATGAATCTCAGAATTGGGAACAATCACCTTGTTTAGTTCAAGTTGAGGAAGTTCCAGATACACATTTTCATAACCATCACGATTGACGAGTTCTTTCAGTGCCTCTTCCAGATTGTCCATCGTCTTGACTTCTGGTTCTTCATCTTTCTCTTCACCAACAGGAACATTAGGTTGTTGCTGTTGCTCAGCGGTTCCACCATAAGAATCCGTCTCACCAGGTTGCTCCTGATCATTCTCACCTTCCTGCTGGTCAGAGAAATCAGAGGCAGGTTGCTGATTTGCACCAGAAGATTGGGATTCAAGACTATCGATTTGAGTCTTGGTTTCTTCCTGCTGTTTTTGCTTGCAATACTTATAAAGTAATTCTGCTACAATCAGAACATCAGCAAAAGTCTCAGTATTTGCAATCAGGTTGATGATTTCAGTTTCTTCTCCACGCTCAACAGGAATATCAACATAGTTACCAATCTTGAACCACAGATTAGCGCGATCAGCAAGATTATAGGTTTCCAGATTGTCGTCATTAAGTTGAAAGAAATCATCATCAGCAAGTTCCTTATAACCGTTGTAGAAGGTCTTGGCGAGACCAGCATAACGACGCTTCATCAGTTTCTCAATGCGGGCATCCTCCACAACATTCACAAACTGCGGGGGAATCTTGTGTTCCTTCAACCAATCCTCATTGGGTGTATAAAGAGCATGACCGACCTCGTGACCAACCAGAAGGTCGTACACAGTGTTGCTTGCCTTCTCCCACATGGGAAGAGTAAGCACACGAGTGTGGACATTAAAGCAAGCAGTGTCTACCTTCTTGTGTTCAACCACAAGATCTTCAGTAGCAAGCAGTTTAGCAAGTTGAGACTTGATTTCGTGGCGGACGGTCATTAAAATTCGTTTGAACTGAACCCAGTATACAAAAAAACTCTTACTCTCAGGGGGTTAGTGGACGGTTCAAAAATTGGTCAGATGCTTCTAGCTTGTTCCATGAACTGTTGAAAAGTTTTTTGATGAGTTACTTCTTCTTTTTTATTTCCCCAATTGTCAGCGCCTACTTTACGGCACTTGACTAATGCCCCAGAAGCATAAGCACTTGGCCAAACACTATATCTTGATTTTACTTTTTTATAACATGCATCCTTTTCACCAGCAGCTTCTTGAGTTACCATTTTTGCTTTACCTTTTCTATTTGGATTTGGGTCTTCTTTACGTTTTTTAGCAGCTCTTTTATTTCTTTCATCCTTATCCATCGTAGCACGATCATCAGGATCTCTACAGTATGGTTTAGTTGTTTGTCCAGGTTGTTTAGCACAAGGTTTCCCATCATACTTACCACCTGCCTGAACCCAACCACCATCATCAAACCAGTTCTTCAATGAATATCCTGGGTCTTTTGCGGATTTACCATCTCGTGCCTCATTCATGAAGTTTATTGGTCTAACTTTTATTATTTAGAAAAAATAAGAAGCGTCCCGAGAGAGACGCTTCTTGAGTGCTTGCCGACGCGCTTTTGCTTGTCGAAGTGCTTGCGGTTTAAGTTTCCGCTTTTGTTCTTTTTTGCTATGATGTTGCCAATTTGGAGTGTTCATTGATCGTGTCCAGAAC